CTGACCAAATATGCTTGGTTATCTCCACCAAAGAATTCTCTAAATGCAGTTAGTATAGGTTCCTCAGAAGCCATACCATTCATCATTAGAATAATCTTCTTCAAGCATTTGCTCTAAGAAATTTTGAGCTATCTCACCATGAATCTCAAACTTAGGTTTTACAGGTGTAGCAACTTGCTTAGCTCTAATAAGCATTTTAAGAGTGTTACGGAGGTGATTAACGTCCATATCATCAACATTAATCTTTTGACCATTCCTCATGGTCCAATAAACTGGTTCTTTAATCATAATTATAAATTTAAGTTAGTAATCAAGTTTCTGTATTTCTTTTTGGATAAATTCTAGTCTTGCCTCTAGATTTCCATATTCATTAAATGCTAGTAATTCTGCATCACTAAGTTGTGCTTTATATTCTTCAACTGGTTTATTCATATAGTTACCTAAATGAATATATTCTTCTTGACTAATAAGATTTGATTCTAACAATCCTCTTAACCAGCCCATTATACCGCCTCTAAACTTATCTTTGTTTTGCACCATAAGTTTTAATAGTTCTTTGTCTGCTCTCATAATATTATTAATTAAGTTTCTATAAGTTATGTTAAGTAAAACTACAAGTCAAACTCTGCTTTACAGTATGAGAGTTTATGCCTGAAACCTTGTAGTCTACTTAACAACCAGAAGTGTTAGCCCGTTGCTGTCCTTAGGGAGTGCTGGCATGTGGTTACTGGTTAAATTGTACTCTCACAAGGTTGCAACCCTTGGGGATGTAGTCATTCCATTAAGTGCCCACAGCAATAGACTGACGAGATCTATTGGTAGCTTATCCTTACCTGCTTGGATGAGAGTATAAGCAGTTTTATATCATGCTTAGGATATACTATTAGATATTATCAATACATATTAATGAATCTAAGTCAGCGTATTTACCTGTGTATACTTTGCCCGACTGTGATTCTACTTTGATACTATCTTCAGAGACTTCAAGGAAATACTCTGTCTTAATATGCTTAGAAGTTTTGGGAGAATGATGCTCTATAGCATTATTATGTCCTAATATACATCCTATAAAGAATGTTATAATAGCATAAAGGGTAAATACAAATGTAAGTTTTCCATGAGTTTGCATATAATTGATTTTTGAGTTACGGGTTAAGGGTGGGTTAAATGAAATTCCCCGGAGAATATGTGGCTCTAATACTAATATATAATAATAGTAATAAGTAAGGAGCTAACATATATAGTAATAATACTGTATAAGAGTATACTAATAAGAGTATAGAACTAAAGATAGTATAGTAAGATATGTATTAAGACTAAGGCTGTTATAATTATAGCCATATTCTCCAAGATTGGATGTGCAAGAGTGCTGATTTTGTGATTGTTAATTGATGTTTGATTTTGTGGAGAGTGTTTTAATCACTTCAAGTAACATCTCTTAACACACTGTAAATCAATTAATTAACTAGCATCTCAGAACGCTGAACTACTTAATGCGATTATTCTATTAATATAAATAAACATTCTATACATACTGTAGCTTCATTAGCAGGATATGTTACACACTATGTACAGCATACATATCCTGCAATCGTAAAAAGAGGTATAACAAGCTGACGAAGTCTAAACACAAAAAATAAACCCCTGCATTTTACTGCAAGGGTTTATATGAGTGCTATATGACAGACTCAAATGAGAACGTCTTCTTAGCAACCACGTTGGATGAAGCACCGGTTAAATGCAACATCCAAGATGCATCACCATTTTCAGGAGCAAACCATGAAACACTAAGGTCACCGTCAAGGTCAGTAACCTTTTCAGACACACGCATAGTCAAGCCTGTGTTGGTTTTGGCAAATGTTTTACCCGTGTTAGGGTTAACAATAAGGTCTAATTCTGCAATACCATTAGAGATTGCAAATGCATTAAGTGTTTGTGTTTTAGAAAACATAAGATATAAAATTAAGTTAAACAATCAATAACAGTCAAAAGAGGTAGAAAAAGCTGTCGAAGACTAAAGGAAGTGTAAGTTTTCTTACACCACCTTATAGCTTATTACATCTTTAGAAACTTGTATATATACAGTATCTTCAATAACTCTGTAATATATTACCTGAGACCTGTGTTCAGCCTCTCTATCACAATAGTATATATAGAGCTTATATACACCATTACCTACAGCGTGAGTCTTACCTGTATCATAGGCTTTATAAGGACTCACGCTGTTAAACGCTTTTAGTACCCACTCATCCATAACTCCCTATAGATTAATGAAATACCATAACTCTATACCAAACCATAGTATGATACTAATCTTGTAACCATAATCAATAACCTTTTCCATAATCATATAATTTTTAGTGTGCTGTAATAAGAGGTAGGAATCCAAGAATACTTTTCAGTATTTATTGGATACTACCCCCGTGATTTGGGATACCTAAAACATCTTAGGAATCCAAGAATAGAATAAGTATTCTACAGAGTTTAAGATTCCCACTTGGGTATATATTATTACCCATTATATGAATACAAATTCCCACTTGCTATTAAAAGCTTCCCGTGTGAAGAGTTTGAAATTCCCACTTGAGTAGAAAAAAAGGGGATCACTCCCCTAAATCTTCATTGTACTCAAAGGTACCTGTCATTATATACTCTTTAATCTCAGCCTCTGTAGCAAAGTCTACTACTTTACCATCACTGAAGAATAGTGCATACTGATCTGTACCTTCAAATGTTTGTTGGTATTCTACTTGTCCCACAAGTACATACCATAGAAAGATTAATTTAGCTAACATACTTTTTAGTTTTAATGTTTAACAATAGTTAGAAGAGGTATTAATAAAAAAAGAAGAGGAGCCTAAGCCCCTCCACCTTAATTAGATTTCATCCTCAATATTAATACAAGGACGGAGTGAAGCAATTGCTCTGTCTACTAACAGAGAATTCCTATACTCAAACAAGAATCTTTTTGATAACAAATGCATGTTAACAATCAAGTCAAGATCTCTTTGTTTGTTGGAGTTGAGTTCCAACAAGTTAGTAAGATCATTGATTAGTTCTTGTTTTGTTTCTTTGGTTGTGATAATTCCAAACATAATGATAAATTTTTAAGGTTTAATAACTGTCAGAAGAGGTAAAAAAGAAAAAAGAAAAAAGGGGATTATATTTTCCCCTCTTCTCTTAGTTCTGTTATAGTGCATAATGCTGCAAAGATGGATAGTATTCCACCTACTACAACATAACCTGCATCACTGGTTATATTAGTGAATCCACACTTAGGACATATTAAGAATATAAATCCAGCACCTGCAAGGTAATACCCGCAGAATGTTACTAAAAATAAAAACGTTTTCATAGCTATAAATTTTAGAATTAGTCAAAAGAGGTATAAATAATAAAAAAATAAAGGGATATAATCCCTCTATTCTGCTTCAATCTGCAATGATACTATTCCTCCAAATGCGGAGAATGCAAGTATGTAATGCCATATATCACCTGAGTCAGTCCATATAGCAATCATGGAAATACATAATACTGCAAGGATATACAGTTGTACAAGTCTAAGTACTTTCTTCATAACAATAATATTAAATGGTTTAATAAGAGTAAGAAGAGGTATATATGCAAGAATAAATACATTGGCCATTATATATAGGAGACAGGCTTGGGAAGACACCCCCCTTCTCAAGAGTATAACTACATACAACATCATGTAATCATTTAGCATAGTTCTTCCCTAGCTAGCACAGACTACAGAAACTTCTTTCCCACTACAATTTTTTTGTAATTAATTTTCCTGATGCATTTATTCCCACAGCATTTGCCAGGGGGTACCACATTTCTGGCTGCGGGGTGGGGTACTTTGTATAAGGACCCATCACATCTTCTAATATACTATGATGCAAGATACCTATCACACCATAATAGTTTTTGATATATCTTTACACTATGGCTTATATAGAACACAACTTCTTTCCTCTTAAGGTATTTGTTAGAAATGAGTATATGTATCAACATACTAAGGGTGAAGGAGAGTTTACACCGGGGGTAGTTATCTCAGTAAGATGTATGCCGGGGCAAGCAGCATTGTTCCAGGTACTCTTGGAGAATGGAGTGCTTAGAGATAAGTTACCTTCTCATGCTCTCTTAACTGAACCTAAACTCCCAGATCCAGATTTACCTTTTCATTATCTACAGATATGGAATTGCTTTTCATACAACTTTACTTTACTGCATCTATCATACTTATATGATACACCTGTAGAAGTATATATGAAGGATAGGAAGTTCTACCCAGGTAGTTATTATGGTACAATCAACTGGGGAGCTAATGACCTTAACTCAGACTTGTCTCTTGCAGAAGATCCTCTAGAGCATAAGTCACATCATATTATATTACTTGATAATGGACAGATAGCACTGCAACCTAACAATCGTATTAAATGGTCTGAACCTTCATTTGTAACTAAACCTTTTCCTGAGAGACCTGACTATCTAGTTAATAAGGATTACTATAACTGTGAGGGTTATGAGAAATGGAATACTGAAGATTCAGAAAGAATGTTTTATGATAATGAATAATACCCCACCAGTATGCAAATGCTGGGACCTCATGGTGATACTGTTGCCATGATATTTCCCCTGTAGGTTCTATCCTATAGGTTAAGTACCAGACAGCATACCGTAAGATCTGCTCACTACACTGGTCTTTTTGGTTACTGGGAAAGCAATTGAGGTACCTAAGATTGTATAACCAGTAACACACCCAGACAAGTTTCTCTGATCAAGAATTACTGTCTGGGTTTTTTTATTATATTCGTAACCTATTTTGGTTATAGTAGTAGATTCAGTTAGGTACCAAGAGATCCTCCATAATCTGGGGGATTTTTTGTATATTATAGTGTATCTAATTTAAAAAACTATGGTAGAGAGAATATCTCGCAACATTCACAAATTTTCGTTTACTACAAATAAAGGAGAAATTGCTGTGCTTTCTGATATACATTGGGACAACCCACATTGTGACAGAAAGCTTTTAAAAAAACACCTTGACTATTGTTTAGATAAAAACATTCCTGTAATTATAGTAGGGGATATGTTTTGTCTGATGCAAGGTAGAGGAGATAACAGAAGAAACAAATCTGATATTAGACCTGAGCACAATAATGCTAGATACCTAGACTCAGTTGTAGAAACTGCTGTAGAATGGTTTACACCATATGCTGGTATTCTAAAGTTAATTACTTATGGAAACCATGAGACAGGTATAATTAAGTATCAAGAAACAGATGTCTTACAAAGATTTGTTTCATTGTTTAATTATGCTAATAAGTCTACTGTAGAACTAGGTGGTTATGGTGGATGGATCATTTATAGTTTTAAAGACAGTAGTGTTACTAATGCAAGTTTTAAACATAAATACTTTCACGGATCTGGTGGAGGCGGTATTGTAACTAAAGGTGCAATCAACCTTACAAGAGCTCTAGAGATATATGAGAACTTTGATATATTCTCAATGGGTCATATACATGAGAACTCTTGTCGTACTGATGTTAGAGAATGTCTTGAAACAAATGCTGGTAACTATGAGATTAAAAAAAGATATATTCATCATTGTATTACAGGTACATATAAAGAGGAATATGGAGATGGTTATGGTGGATGGCATATTGAGAGAGGTGCACCCGCAAAACCATTAGGAGGTAGAATACTTAAGATGTCTGTAAAAAGAGTAAACAAGAAAGCTGTTAAGATGGTAGACAGTACTAGTTTTCCATTATAATTAGTATATTATAATAAAAGGACTATGGCAAAGATTAAAGAGAACATTCTCAAACTAACAAGCAGCACTGTATCAAGACCAGGAGTACATGCTAAAACAAAAACTTCTAAACTTAAGTCTAGCAAACATTATAAAAAAAATTATCGCGGACAAGGTAGATAATCAAAATTATTTTTATATTTGTTCTGCTTTTGAACTTTGGTTAAATAATCGAATGGTGATGTAAACTCCTGGTAAATATCAGGAGTTTATTTTTTTGTATATATTTGTACAAACCAACATTAAGCATATGTCTTTAAAGTATGTTACTAAACCTGTAACTGTTGATGCAGTAATCTGGACAGGTGATAATCGTAATGAGATATGGAAACTCTGCACACTATGTTATTTTAATACTGACTTGAATACTGGTGATTTAAAACTAATGGTGCAGACTCAGGATGGAATTATAGAAGCTAATGTAGGAGACTATTTAGTAAAAGCTCCATATGATACGTATCATGTATATACACCTACTAGGTTTCTAGAAAAATATGACAAAGCATGACTTACGTAGCAACAGTGTCAGGAGTAGTACCTGTATGGGTATCCACAGCAACCTTTAATTTTAAATATAATATAGTATGAGTCAAAACACACTACTAGTAGTTACAGAAGAGAATGGTAAAGTAGAAGTAAGTTTAAACGTAAAAGATTTACCGGATGCTTTTGTAATTGGAATATTAGAACAAGTAAAGTTTAATATTCTAAATAGTCAAGAACCTGCAATTAAGGAAGCAATAGAACCATCTAAAAAGTATGAAGCATGAGCATGGGAATAAGAGAGGTTAAAGTACCTACATTTGGTGAACAGCTGATGGAGATAAGTATTGAGACTCCACCAATTGACACAGTAGAAAAAGTAAAGCATATGTTTGCTGAGATAGCTGAGATTATAAAGAATGATTATCAGTCTAACAACAGACATCCATTAAAGAGTATGTTATTTGATCATGCAGTAGGAGAGATAGTATCTGCACAAATGGCAGTAGAGAAAGTATTAACAATGAAACACTATACAGAAAATGAAAACACTGAGGGGAAACAGGATACTGATAAGTAAGCCTGCAGTTAAAGAATCTTTTTTAGAACTATCTGATAAAGACAAAGCATTAATAGAAGCAGAACTAAGAAAGAGCTGGTCATCACTAGATGTATATGCAGTAGGAGAAACTGTAAAAGATATATCTGCTGGTGATAAGGTTTATGTACGAGCAACTGCATTAGAGTTATCTGAGAAGATTGAAGTGGATGGAGAAATGAAATTTATGATTCATGAACAAGATGTAGCAATTATTTGGTAATTTTATTACTCTCTTAATTTTCTCGCTAGGTAAGGAATCCCCACAAAAATTAATCTGTGGGGATTTGTTTTGTACCAAACTTTTTACTATATTATAAGTGTAATATATATTTGTACTATGGATATTCTAAATTTTATAAACTGGAAAAGAAGCAAAAGACAAGTAACTTCTGCTCCACCAAACTCATTCATACCACTAGGTATTCCTGATGGAAAGAGAGATGATGATTATTTAGCAGTTAACATCAGTGCTGCTGACTTTGCTGCTTCAGTAAGTACTGCTGGTCCACAAGGACCTCAAGGAGTACCTGGTCCAACTGGACCTACTGGTGCAACAGGAGCTGCTGGACCACAAGGTGCACAGGGACCACAAGGTTTGCAAGGAACTCCTGGAGCTGTAGGACCTGCTGGTTTAAATTGGCAAGGTTCGTGGGTGTCAGGTAATTCATATGTAGTAGATGATGTAGTTGAATTTGGAGGTGCTTCATACTTCTGTATATTAGCAACTTCAGGAGTAACAGATCCAGATCTTGATTTTACACACTGGGCTCTATTAGCAGCTCAAGGTGCTACTGGACCTCAAGGACTTCAGGGTATACAAGGTATACAAGGTGTGGCAGGTGCAACTGGTCCTGCAGGTCCCGCTGGTCCTCAAGGGATAGCAGGTCCTCAAGGTATTCAAGGTGTTGCTGGTCCCGTGGGTCCTGCTGGACTTAACTGGCAAGGAGTGTGGTCTAACTTAGGTTCATATGTACAAGATGATGCTGTATCTTATGCAGGTGCATCTTATTTTTGTGTTTCTCCTACTTCCGGACCTACTATACTTACTCCAGATGCAAACCCTGATTGGGCATTACTTGCTCAACAAGGTGCAACCGGTCCTCAAGGTCCAATTGGATTAACAGGTCCTGCTGGAGCAACAGGTGCTACAGGTGCTCCAGGTCCTAATCAACTTATTATAGATAGTACTGTTATATCAGGTGGTAGTGGAAGAAGAGTTATTTTTGAAAGCTTGTTAAATAAAGTAACTGAAGATGCAAGGTTTACATACACTAGTGCTTCAGGTACATTAAATAATACAGGTCTAGCTAACACAGCTACCAACTCTTCATTTGGAGCAAGTGCTTTACAAGGAACTACAACTGGTCAGTTTCTTTCAGCTTTTGGTCTAGGTGCACTTCAGAATAATAATACTGGTCAATTCAATACTGCTGTAGGAAGTTATACTTGTAATACATTGACTACTGCAAGTAATAATACTGCTGTAGGTTATGCAGCTCTTAATAATAGCAATGCTGCTGACAATACAGGAGTTGGTAAATCTGCAGGAGCAGTACTTACTACAGGTAAATGGAATGTTGCAGTAGGTTCAGAATCAATGAATATTGGTGCTAACTCTTCTACTAAATCAGTAGCTGTAGGTTATAGAGCTTTATATTCCGCAACTTCTAACTCTGTTGCTGTAGGTTTCCAAGCATTGATGTCAAACCTTTCTGTTGAAATGGTAGCTGTTGGTGACTCTGCTTTAATGTCAAATACTTCAGGTACCTCAAATACAGGAGTTGGATTTAGTGCACTTAAGTTAAACACTACAGGACTTAGCAATACAGCTTTAGGTTATAAATCTTTATCTTCAAATATAGTTGGAGCAGCTAATACTGCTGTTGGTTCTGGAGCATTACAATTAAATACTGCAAGTAATAACATAGCAGTAGGTTTTGATTCTTTATCACTTAATGTATCTGGAGCAAATAATACAGCAGTTGGTACCCAAGCATTGTTAAGTAACACTTCAGGTTCAAGTAACATTGCTCTTGGTTTTCAAACTTTAACAGATAACACTATTGGAAATAATAACGTAGCAATTGGAGAATCCTCTTTAACAGATAACACTGGAGATGGGAATATTGCAATCGGTACACAAAGTGCTAGTGATAATGTAACAGGTAATAACAATATTGTAATAGGTGCTAGTACTACAACTCAAGACTTTAACAACTCATTTATTCTAGGTAACTCTGCTCAAGCAACTGCAGATAACCAAGTTGTTATTGGAACAAATGCAGATCCTTTAGGAGCAACTACTGCAGGAGCTGTTGTAGCAGATTGGAAATGGGAAGTTAGAATTAATGGTCAAAACTTCTACATACCAATGAGACTTATTCCTTAATGTATGAATAAAGAAGAAGCAATTAGTATCATCGAGCAAGCATTAAATGCTGCCACAATTAAAGGAATCTATAGCCTGTCAGATGTACAGGCTATACTCCTTGCTTTAGAAGAACTTAAAAAGTAGAGTAATGGATATTCTAAATTGGTTGTATCTCAAGAGACAACAGTTAATTAAAACAACTGTTAATAATCCTGATACAGATCTACTAGTATTAGGTGCAGAAGTACCCTTTACAAAGCGTGATGATGGTTATCAGAATTATGCAATGACTGTTGCAGATTTCACTGACCAAATAAAAGGATACAAAAGCTATACTGCATTAATAACACAATCAGGTATTAATCCTCCAGTAGCTACTGTATTAGAAAATACACTAGATGTAAACATTACATTTACTTATGATGCTGTTGGTCAATATAGTGCTCTATTAGATCAAGCAATCTTCCCTGATCCAAATCAATATGTGACTGTATCACAGAACATGTATGTAAATGGAGCAAATGAGATTTGTAATGTTAATGCTCTCCCGGTATTCTTTAATGCTATAGGTATAGTAAGTTATGAGAATTTACTACCTGCAGATAGTATCATAGGAGATTACACACCTTGTGTACTTGAAATAAGAGTTTATAATTAATTTATTACAATGGAACCATTTTCTAAAGAAACCTTACTTGCAAAACTTATTGAAAAATATAGGTACCTAAATGATAAGGATGCTACTGCAAGAAAAGTATATGATCAAATAATTGAAAGCTATTCTAAAATAGAAAATCATGTTAAATAATCTTACAAATTTCTTCAATCTTATTAAAGGTAAGATGATGAAGACAACTCCTGAACCTGATGATTTAATTATCTTAGGTACAAAGGATTCAAGGTATAATGGTGGATACAAACCCACTGGTATTAAAGTATCAGACTTTACTTCTGGTTTACAAGGTGATAGACTTGTAGCTGGTACAAGAGAAGTTGTGTTAACTGATAATGGTGGTGATGCAGAATTAACATTTAATGCAGGTACTGCAGTAATTCAAACTTCAAGTTCTGGAGCTGATCTATTTATCAGAACATTAACTGGAGATGATATTATCCTTGAATCAGGAGATGATATTAGACTACAAGGTGATCAAGGTACTTATGATGCTGAGGCTGAGGGTGGAGATATAAATCTTTTTGCTGGAAATGGTTCTGATGGTAATACAGCTAATGCAGGTTCTGGTGGAGATATTAGAATTGAAGCTGGAGCTGCAGGTAACAGTATATCAGGCTCTCAAGGAGAAGGTGGGTTTGTAACTATTGAAGCTGGTTATACTACAGCATCTGGTCTACCAGGTGGTAGTATAAATCTTTATCCAGGTAATAGTGATAGTAATATATATGGTGATGTTGTCATCAGTGGTAACTTTACATGGGAATTTTCTACAAGAAACGCATCACTTTTATTTCCAGCAGTAACTCTAGCTACATTACCAACTGCAGTTTCAGTACCTGGAGCAAGAGCGATGATTGCTGATTCTAGTGTAGCTGCATCAGGTAACTTTGGTGCTATTGCTGCAACTGGTGGTGCTAATATAGTTCCTGTATTCTCAGATGGTGTAGATTGGTTAATAGGATAATAAATAGAAATTATGTCAATAGGAAATTTAAAAGATTCAGGTAACCAAGGTAATAACTTTCCCTTTCAACTCAAAGTATTACAAGGGTTACAAGCAGTGTTAGATAATAATTGTTGTGTAGATATACTTGCAGTATTATCAGATATAGATGTCAAATTAACACCTCTTGAAAGGACTCCAGATGTAATTAGTACAACAGGATCAGGAACAACACCAGTAGGTGCCTATAGTGTATCTATTGCAAATGTAGGTGCATCAGCTGGAATAGTTAACGGACAATCAATACCAGCAGGTACAGTACTTAACTTTGATGCAGGAGTATTAAATAATACACTTCGTACTCTTGCATATGATGCAACTGGTACAACATTTATAATTACATCACTTATTTAATGGGTACTATAGTCTCATCTAGCGGAGCAAGTAGTTTTAGTATACTTAATGGTCTACCAATGCTTACAGATGCATTTGGTAGATTAAGAGTATCTAGTCCTTTAACACTATTTGATTCCTCCCATAGATATAAGGATAATGGTCTATGGAATACTTCTACAGCTAGTGGTGGTACTGTAGTATTTAGTCCTAATGAAGGTTTAGTAAACTTAAATGTAAATACTACTAGTGGTTCTCAAGTACTTAGAGAGACAACTAAAGTATTCTCATATCAACCAGGAAAGTCATTACTGGTAATGAACACATTTGTAATGGCTGCTCCTCAAGATAATCTAAGACAAAGAGTAGGTTATTTTGGAACAGATAATGGTATATATTGTCAATTAGAAAATTTACCTAGACCTATAGTAAGTTTTGTAGAAAGAAGTCTAGTTACAGGAGCAGTTACAGAAACAAGAATTAGCCAAAATGGTGGAACATATGGGATAACTGATACTGGATGGAATGTGGACCGTTTAGATGGAGCAGGACCTTCAGGAGTTACTTTAGATATAACCAAAGCTCAAATCATGTTTATGGATATTGAGTGGTTAGGTGAAGGAACAGTAAGAGTAGGATTTATTATTGATGGTAACTTTATAGTTTGTCATAAATTTAATCATGCTAATCTAATTACATCCACTTATATTACTACAGCATCTCTTCCTTTAAGATATGAGATAACTAATTTAGATACTACAGCATCTCCTAGTACACTAAAACAAGTTTGTTCTAGTGTTATATCTGAAGGAGGTTATGAACTTAGAGGAGCTCAGCAAGCAGTTGGTACACCTATTACCACACCTACAAGTTTAGCTATAGCAGGAACATATTACCCTATTGTAAGCATAAAGCTTAGATCAGGATATTTAGATAGTGTAGTTATACTAACTGCATTATCTATTATGGGAGTATCTACAGGTATATATAATTGGCAAATAATAGCTAGTGGTACCACAACCGGAGGAGCATGGGTTCCAGCTGCAGTAGATTCAGCTGTAGAATATAATATAACAGGAACAAGCTTTGCGGGTGGTAGAATATTAGCATCAGGTTTTCTTACATCTAGTACACAAGCTTCTGTAAGCCTAGATATTCTAAAAGAAGCTTTATTTGCTTTTCAGCTTGAAAGAAATACTTTTACTAGTACTTCTTATGAGATTACATTGGTAGTAAGTGCTAGCACCAATACAGAACTTATTTATGCCTCAATGGACTGGGAAGAAGTCAGTAGATAACTTATAGATAATGAGTACAAGAATAGATTTAAAAACACAGTGTGAGTCTTCATTAGGTTCTGAGTTAACAAAAACTGGACAAACAGTTTCATACCGCACAGGAGATGATGGAGATATAGAAGCTGGTAGAGATGTGAGTTTCTTAGTACTTCCTTCTAATAATCCATTTGGAAACACTAATAGATTTACTGATGAGTTAGGTGGTCAAAGTTATGCAAATAACATAGTTATTGATTGGTCTACATATGACGGAACTGAAGTACTAGGTTATTACAGAACTATATCACCAGTAGATGTTACTTGGAATGTAGCTATTGATTCAGCATTAGCTTTATCAGTTGGTTCTTATACCTCTGGTTGGAGGCTTCCAAATAAAAGAGAAATGGAGAACATATTTAACTATGGTTTATCTCAATGTATGAACTATGCTCCATTTAATATAATAAACACTATATGGATTTCTACTACATATACTGCATCTACAACACTAGCCTATACAGCAACAGTTAGTTGGATTAATCTAAGTGCTAAGTCTGGTGCTGGTGGTAGATATATTGGAGTTAGAAATTTTACAGTAACAGGAACAATATTAACATAATTATGGCAACTTATAAATTTCCAGAGTTTAATGTAGAGATAGTAAATCCTACAGTAACTATAAATATGAATACCATAGGAGATATGGCTATTGATCAACTGTTATCTGTAGATATAGTACTTTCTGTACCAGGAGCAACATTTGGTGTAAGAATGGAAAATATGCCATACGTTGATACATGGGAAGATTCTGATGTACCTGGTATGGTAGATATTGCATTACAAGCATATGAAGTATAATGGCAGAAGTAACACTACAAGGTACACTAGTAGTAGGACCAAATGAACTATTTAAATGTGCATCTGGTAAAACTGCTAAAGTAAAGTATATTAAACTTTACAATTCTATTGCTTACAATGTAACATTATCAAAGTTTGACTTTGATATATCCAGTACCATAAATCTTTATTCATTAACTCTTGATCCAGGAGATTCTGTGTCAGATGATACTCAGTATTTACTTCAAGGAAAGGATAGTATATCAGTAACTAATTCAGCAGTAAATACTACATACTTAATTTTACTTGATGTAGTATAATGGAATTAATTGATTCATCAGGTAATGTTTTTGGTACTAGTAAAGTTACAGTTACTAAGTCAGACGGTAAACCAAAAACTCTAGGAGATTCTCCTACTGGACCTGCAGGTGGAGATTTATCAGGAACATACCCTAATCCTACTGTAGATTGGAGTAATGGTGCAGGTACATATGCTACACTATACTATCCACTAGGATCTAATCCATCAGGATATCTTACATCTAGTGCATTATCACCATATCTAACATCAGCTTTAGCATCTACTACATACTATCCTCTAAGTAATCCTTCTGGATATATTACATCATCTGCTTTAAGTCCGTATCTTACTTCAGCAACTGCAGCAAGTACATATGTACCACAGAGTAGGACACTAACAATTAATGGTACTACACAAGACTTATCAGCAGATAGAACATTTACAATATCTCCATCAGATCCATCAGGATACACGACTATAGTTAAACCTGCAAATCAAGATGTAACTAATGCAGGTTTAACTGTTGACACACATTTTCAATTTGCTGTAACAGCTGGAGGACATTATCTTATAGATATGGATATTGCTTTAGCTGCTAATAATACTACAGGAGATTACATTTTTGATTTTGAGGTAAGTGCTGGTACAATGACTGGTAAAGGTACTTGTCAAACTCTAACTACAGCAGGTAATATAAGTAATATCATAGTAACAGCAGCAGCAGCTACAAGTACTACAGATATATCTACAGGATCTGCAACAGCTTCACTGGATGATTTATATACAGCAAGAGTCTTATTTGCATTTTCTGTATCAGCTAACGCTACATTTAGATATAAGTTTGGAAATGCTTCTCCTGCAGCTGGTAGAACGTCCAGAACTTGGAAAGGTTCTGTCTTGAGATATAAGAGTTTGGATTAAATAATTAAGTATTTTCCTGTATATTGCAGAATATTTTGTATATTATAATATGAGATTTTTGTTTATACTCTTATTAATGTTTATTTCTTGTACTCCGCAACGGAGATTAGAAAGATTACTTAAGAAGCATCCTGAGTTAACTAATGTTGATACAGTAGTAATAAGAGATACTATTAGAATCACAATTCCTAAAGTTAGAATAGATACAGTAGTTAACATAGAAGAATTATGGGATACTGTATATCTTGAGAAAGATCAACTCACTGTAAAAGTTTGGAGAGACAGATACAACAAAGTATATATTCAAGGACAGTGTGACACTGTGTTTATTGAAAAAATTATAGATAGAAGAGTCCCTGTAAAAATATATGAGAAGACTCCTATTTGGAAAAAAGTTCTTTATTGGACACTTGCTATCGTTATAGCATTCTTAGCTTTTTATATTATAGTTAACGCAATCTTTAAAAAATGAGCACATCAGATATAACAATGTTTGTGATAGGAACAGCTACACTAATCATTGGCTACTTCCTTAGACTAGTTCACAATGATGTTAGAAAAAACACAGAAGAACAAGGAAAACTCAAAGGTAAGATAGAACTTGTAGAACAAGAATCAAGACTTAAATACCAAGCAATTCAAGAACAGACTCAGTTAGAAATTAAGAGTCTTGCAAGAAATGTCAGTGAGCTTTCAGATGCAGTAAAGCAACTGATACTAAATAGATAAACAAATAAAAACCAACATGACAGTAGTATTAAAAAAGGGGAGCAAAGGAGAGTCTGTAAAGACTCTACAAGAGTTTCTAAAGATTCCTGTAGATGGTATCTTTGGATCAAAGACTGAATCAGCTGTAAAAAGCTATCAGAAAAAAGCAGGACTTGTACCTGATGGTATTGTGGGTCAAAAGACCTGGGCTGTAATGGGAATACTCAATACAGATAATGCAGAGAATCAAGAAGTAGAAGAAGCTCTTGAGATTAAAAAGCATTATATGCCAGAAGGAACTTACTTCAAAGGACCTGTAAAAAAGCAATGGATATTCTTACACCACACAGCAGGATGGCATAATCCATACCAAGTAGCTGATATGTGGGCTAGAGATACTAGAGGTAATGTAGGTACTGAATTTGTTTTAGGAGGACAATCTGTAAAAGATGGCAATGCTAAATATGATGGTGAACTTATACAAGTATTTCCAGAGTTTGCATATGGATGGCATACAGGTACAGGTAACTCAGTAATGCACAGGAATTCTGTAGCTATTGAAGTATGTAACTTTGGTGGTATTAAAGATGGTAAGACTTATGTAGGAGTTAAAGCAGACCCTTCACAGATAGTTAAACTAGCTAAGCCATTTAGAGGATATCAATACTGGCACAGATATTCTGATGAGCAAATTAGGGTACTGAAGCAGTGGATTCTCTATTGTGCTAATAGATATAATATTGACCCTACAGTAGGATTAGTAGAGTGGGTAAAAGAGAAAGGAGCCGATGGATTTGATGTATTAGATCTGGCTAAGGCACAAAAGACTCCTGGACTATACACACATACTAATGTTATTAGAGGTAAAGTAGATATGTTCCCGCAGCAGGAGCTGATTGATATGCTGCTCAGTTTATAACTTAAATTAATAATTATGAAAAAAGAACAAATCTTAGGGATTGCAAGACACGTCCTTACTTTTGTAGGAGGTTTCTTGGTAGTAAAAGGTGCTATTGATGAGTCCGTGCTTAATGAACTTATTGGAGGTGTTATTGCACTTGCAGGTACTATTTGGTCAATTGTAGATAAGAAGTAAGATGAAGTTTAGAAATGGATGGAAAGCGAGGAATAAGCAATGGGATAAGTTTGCTTTTAGATTCAGATTGGGTTTCCTTGATATAATTACTATAGAAGTAGATGTTTCCAGAGATTTCTATTTACTTACTATCTTCAATCTAACGATTAAGAACAGATAATAGTAACTAATTGATAATGAGATCCAGGTGTTGATTCACCTGGATTTTTTGTTTAAACATATTTCATTTAAACTTATTTCATATATTTGTGTAAATAAACACATAGAAGTTATGGAAGAACCAACACAAGAACAACAGTTAACAGCAGAGGAGTTAGCTGAAAGAAAGGAACAGATGTACCAGTTTTACACTGAGTCCATGAGGTATTTAAAAGCTCAGTTTGAGTATGAAGAGATGCTTTTAAAAATCGATGCTGCAAGATTTGAAAGAATTAAACTTCAGATGCAACATGCTATGATGACTAATCCACCAGAAGATATGGATGAGTCTCAGGAAGAAGCTAAAGAACTTTTTAAAGAAGAAATTAAAACTGAGCAGAAAAAGAAACTTAGGAAGATGTAATTATGGCACTAGTAAATCAAGTGCAGAAACGCGTCAAAATGCCAAAGTGGAATATTGTTAAGTATCAGATCCTTACTCACTGTTATATAAACAACATAACAGTGAGTAACTCTGATCTTGATTGCTTAACACTTTTAAGTTTTAATGAGCCTATTGAACTAACTCATTTTTGCTATGATGCCTCTGCTGAAGAAGGATGGATATTTAAATCCTCACAAACAGTGAGAAACTGTATAAATAAAGCTGAAAAGAATAATCTTGTAATTAAAGATGGATCAAATAAGAAATTGATAAAACTAAATCCAGATTTAAAGATTCAAACTGAAGGTACAATTTTACTTGATTATAAATTTCTAGGATATGATACCAAAGAGACCCAAGAAACTGTATAAAGAACTTTCTGAAGATCTTGACATTTCTGAATCTATGGTAGATGATATAATAAGTTTCTATTATAAAGAGGTTAGAAAAACTCTTTCTAGTTTAGATCACTTAAAAGTTAACTTACCTGGACTAGGAGATTTCTTATTAAGAACAACTTCTGTAAAGTCAATGATTAAAAAATATAAAAAGTACGAGCAGATTTTTAATAATGAAACCTTTGTAAACTACCATAATAAAAAGATGGCAGAATACAAATTAAATAAGCTTACAGAAGCACAAGTTAAGATAGATAAGTTTTTAGAAGAAAGAAAAAAGTTTAGAGATGAAAGGAAGGTTCGCAGAAATATGGAAGAACAAGTCACAGATAATGGAGGGGATCAAGAATAGATTAATTCATAATGAATTTGTGGAAGATGTATCTAGGGCAAGAATGGAAGTGTGTGATTCTTGTGATGCAAAAGATGTTAAAGGTAAGGAGTGTGCTATACCTGGTACACAACCTTGTTGCATGATGTGTGGTTGTTCATTAAGTTTTAAAACAAGATCCTTATCATCTGCATGTCCTGCAAATAAATGGTATGCTGTACTTACTGAGGAAGAAGAAGATGAACTTGATAAAAATATAAAATGAGTATAATATTTAATGCAGAAGATCATAGTTATAAAAGCTTAGACTCTTCTGAAGAAATTAAATGGATAAGTGTTACATCACTTGTTTCCCAATTTAAAGAACCTTTTGATTCTGAAAAGGTAGCTGCTAGAGTATCTAAGTCTAAGAAGTCTAAGTGGTATGGTATAGAGCCTAAGAAGATATTAGAACTATGGAAAGCAGAATCAGATAGAGCAATTACACTAGGTACCTTTTATCATAATCAAAGAGAAGATGACTTATGTTCTCTAAGTTCTATTGAAAGAGAAGGTTTACCTATTCCGGTATACAAACCTATAATAGAGGGTACTAAGAAAAAAGCACCAGAACAAAAACTTACTGATGGTATATATCCTGAGCATATGGTGTATCTTAAGTCAGCAGGTATATGTGGACAGTCAGATCTTGTAGAAGTAGTAAATAACAAAGTATATATTATTGACTACAAAACTAACAAGGAGATAGTAAGAGAATCATTCAAAGATTGGGAAGGTAAAAGCAAGAAATTACTCCCACCTTTAGATGGATTAGATGACTGTAACTTTTACCACTATGCTTTACAACTCAGCATTTATATGTATATTATAATAAAGCATAATCCTAGATTGAAACCAGGAAGTATATTTATCCATCATATCAAATTTGAGGAAGAAGGAAAAGATGAGTATGGATATCCTATCACAAAGTATTCTCTTGAAGGTGACCCAATTGTAAAAGAAGTTATACCAATTGAGGTACCTTATTTAAAAGAGGAAGTCATATCAGTGATACACTGGTTACATGATAACAGACATACACTAAAAAAGAAATAATGATTATAAGACTCTTTGATGTTCAGAATGGAGCTGTAGTACCTACAGAACATTGTTATACTTTAAAAACACTTAAGAAGATAATGGATAAGTATCCAGAAGACTATCTCAAAGTATATCAGTATCTATTCTACATGACTTGTCCTAATCCAGATATGAATCCTTTCTTTCATACTCCTGAGATTGACAAAGAAGAAATTATATTAGAAGAGATAGAAGCAGAGTTCTCCTCTGAAGATCAAGCAATAAAACTAGCACTACAGTTTTGTGAAGATATGTATGCAACTCCAACTTCAAGAGCATATAAGGGTATGGCATCTATGCTAGATAGATTAGCTAGATATATGGAACATACTCAGATCACTGCGGGTAGAGATGGGAATATTAACTCACTAATTGCAGCTGCAAAAAACTTTGATCAAATAAGAGCATCTTTTAAAGGTGTATATAAAGACCTTCAAGAAGAGCAATCATCTAGAGTACGTGGAGGTCAGGGCTTAGCTTATGACATGTAATGGAATTCTGGAATAACATACCTACTTGGGATAATGGTACTTGGACTACTACAGACTTTGCTAGTAGACAAGACTTTACTACATATCTACTTACAATATTTAAAGAACCTGGTCAGTATAACTTTAATCAGGTAAGTGCAGATGTCTTTAATGAGCAGTCAAGACTCTTTAGACAAAACAAAGTATACTGTACAGCACCGTTTAAATCCAAAGACTTTATAGCTTACTGGGATGATCAAAAATCTAAATGCAGACAAGGTATAATTGTTAAGGATAAAAGGAATGAGTGGTATGTAACTAGAGACTACTATATGTGGTTAAACTTCTTACCAATCTTTGATAAAGAACAACAGAAGTTTGACTTTGCTAAAATTAGAGATGCTCAATATCATATGGCTCTATATGAGCTACTAGCAGAGATGCATTATAAACACTCAGCTATTCTTAAGAAACGTCAGATAGCATCATCATACTTTCATGCTGCTAAGTTTATAAATCAGTTGTGGTTTGAGGCTGGAGTTACTCTTAAGATGGGTGCTTCTCTCAAGGACTATATAAATGAGAAAGGTACATGGAAGTTCTTAGATGAGTATGCAGCATTCTTAAATGAACATACAGCTTGGTATAGACCAATGACTCCACACAAGGTAATGATGTGGCAGCAAAAGATTGAAGTTAGAAAAGGGGATAGAAAAGCTGAGGTAGGTCTCAAAGGTACAATACAAGGCATGTCATTTGAGAAAGATCCAACTAATGGTGTTGGTGGACCGGTAAAGTTCTTCTTTCATGAAGAAGCAGGTATCGCACCTAAGATGGATCAAACATACGAGTACATCAGACCAGCAATGAGATCTGGTATGATTACTACAGGTATGTTTATAGCTGCAGGATCTGTTGGTGATTTGGATCAATGTGAACCATTAAAAGAAATGGTACTTAATCCAGAAGCTAATGATATCTATGCAGTAGATACAAATCTTATTGATAAGAATCATACAATAGGAAGATCAGGACTATTTATTCCTGAACAGTGGTCAATGCCACCACACATAGATGAGTATGGTAACTCACTTGTAAAAGAAGCATTAGAAGCACTAGATGAGCAGTTTATAACTTGGAAGAAAGAACTCTCACCAGAGCAATACCAGCTAAGAATATCTCAGCACCCTAGAAATATAGAAGAAGCATTTGCTTATAGAAAAGCATCTGTATTCCCACAGAATCTAGTAGCTGCACAATTAAGAAGAGTAGAAGAGAAAGAATACTCATATGAGTTCTTAGATATATACAGGGATGAGAATGGGTTACCCAAAGTAAAAGAAACTAGTAAACTTCCTATACTTGATTTTCCTGTATCTAAAAAGACTGAAGATAAAACAGGTACACTTGTAGTATGGGAGAGACCTATTAAAGATCCAGTGTTTAACAAACACTACTATGCATCTATTGACCCTGTATCAGAAGGAAAGACAACTACCTCAGAATCATTATGTTCCATATATGTAATGAAAGCAGCAGTTGAAGTACAGAAGCATTCTGCAGGTGAAGTACAGAACTACATAGAACAAGATAAGATAGTAGCAGCCTGGTGTGGTAGATTTGATGATATCAAGAAGACACATGAAAGACTAGAGTTAATAATAGAATGGTATAATGCATGGACAGTAATAGAGAATAACATATCTCTATTTATACAGTACATGATATCTAGAAAGAAACAGAAGTATCTTGTACCAAGAACTCAGATTTTATTCTTGAAAGATTTAGGAGCAAATGCAAATGTATTTCAGGAGTATGGATGGAGAAACACAGGTAATCTATTTAAGTCACATCTAATATCTTATGCTATTGAATACATAAGAGAAGAGTTAGATACAATAACAAAAGATGATGGTACAGTAGTAAAGACTCACTATGGTATTGAGAGAATACCTGACCAAATGTTACTCAAAGAAATGCAAGCATATCAGGAAGGACTCAACGTTGACCGTTTAGTATCCTTTGCAGCACTAGTATCATTTATGAAAATACAGCAATCTAATAGGGGTTTTGCTAAAGATATAATAATGGATGATGCCTCTAAAAACTTGCAAAAGTCAGAAAATTTGTATAAATTATCTCATAACCCTTTTCGGCATATGGGAAAGGGTAGAAATGTAATGGGGCAAAGTTTTAAAAAATCCGCATTCAAAAACTTTAAATAGAAAGCATGCAAGTATATAACGCATTACAATTAAAGAAGGGAGCAAAAGTTCAGCATAATAGAATGGGTAGTATTACCCAACCTCTTCAGTTTTTACCAAAAGACCAGAAGGATCAGGAGTGGGCTGCTTGGAACCTAGACTGGTTGGAATGGAATGGATTGAAACAAATCCGCATGAATGCTAGAAGATTAATGAAGAATTATAAACTAGCAAAAGGTGTAATAGATAAGTCAGATTATATTATTGAGGAGGACAATGAGTATAGAGATATTGTAGAGACTTTAACAAAAGAAGATAACTCTGCACTTGAGCTTAAGTTCTATCCTATCATACCTAATGTTATTAATGTTCTAGTAGCTGAGTTTGCTAAAAGATCAACTAAGCTTACATACCGTGCAGTAGATGAGTTCTCCTACAATGAAATGATGGAGCAAAAAAGAGCTGCTGTAGAAGAAGTACTATTATCAGATGCAAGAGTAAAGATTGTATCTGCTTTAATGCAGCAAGGATTAGATCCTAACTCAGAAGAAGCTAAACAACAAACTTCAGAAGAATCACTTAAAAGCTTACCAGAAATAGAAATGTTCTTCAAGAAGGACTACAGATCTATGGTAGAACAGTGGGCATCACATCAACATAAAGTAGATGTTGAGAGATTTAAAATGGATGAGCTTGAGGAAAGAGGGTTCAGAGACATGCTTATTACAGATAGAGAATTCTGGCACTTCCGTATGATGGAAGATGATTATGAAGTAGAGCTTTGGAATCCGGTACTATCTTTCTATCATAAGTCTCCAGATGCTAGATATATATCACAAGCAAACTGGGTAGGAAAAACTGATATGTATACAGTAGCTGATGTTATAGATAGGTATGGATATCTAATGACAGAAGAGCAACTTGAGGCATTAGAAGCTATCTATCCTATTAGATCTGCAGGATACAATATAGGTGGTATGCAGAATGATGGTTCATACTATGATGCTACTAAGACTCATGAGTGGAATACAAACTTACCATCTCTAGCATATAGACAATATACCTCTATGGTATCAGGTTCTATACTTGAAGGAGGAGATGTTATATCACAGATACTGGCAGAAGGAGAAGATTACAATGTAGCAGGAACAGCATACTTACTTAGAGTATCTACATGTTACTGGAAGTCACAGAGAAAAGTAGGACATCTTACAAAAGTATCTGAGTCAGGTGAAGTATCTACTGAGATAATAACAGAAGACTATAAGGTAATTGATAAACCTATCTATGACACTAGACTTTTCCAAAATAAGACAAAAGATAATGTAATATTTGGAGAGCACATAGATTGGATTTGGATTAATGAGGTATGGGGAGGAGTTAAGATTGGTCCTAATATCCCATCATTCTGGGGTATGAATAACCCTGGTGGATTTACACCTATCTATCTAGGAGTAGAAAAGAATAAAATAGGACCACTTAAGTTTCAGTTTAAAGGTGACAGTAGTTTGTATGGATGTAAACTACCAGTAGAAGGGTCTATCTTCTCAGATAGAAATACTAAGTCTACTGCACTACTTGACTTAATGAAACCATACCAGATTGCATACAACATAGTAAACAATCAAATTGCTGATATACTAGTAGATGAATTAGGTACTATCATCATGCTTGACCAGAATACTTTACCTAGACACTCATTAGGAGAAGATTGGGGTAAAGGTAACCTTGCTAAAGCATATGTAGCAATGAAGAACTTCCAGATGTTACCACTGGATACTTCTATTACAAATACAGAGAATGCATTAAACTTCCAGCATTTCCAAAAGCTTGATTTATCACAGACAGAAAGACTTATGTCTAGGATCAATCTTGCTAACTACTTTAAGCAACAAGCATATGAAGTTATAGGTGTTAACCCGCAACGTATGGGTCAACAGTTATCACAACAAACTGCTACTGGTGTAGAACAAGCTGTGTCAGCATCATATGCACAAACAGAGATGTTCTTTATTCAGCACTGTGATTACTTGATGCCTAGAGTACATCAGATGAGAACTGACTTAGCACAGTACTACCATTCTACTAAACCATCTGCAAGACTTACATATACTACTACTGCAGATGAGAAAGTAAATTTTGAGATCAACGGTACTGACTTATTACTGAGAGACTTAAATATCTTCTGTACTACAACAGCTAACAATAGAGCAGTACTAGAGCAACTTAAGCAGATGGCAATGACCAATAATACAATGGGAGCTTCTATATATGACTTAGGTAAAGTAATGCAGTCTGACTCACTTTCTGAACTTAATAATGCACTCAAGTCTTCTGAACAAAAACAACAACAACAGAAGCAGCAAGAAATGCAGAATCAACAGCAAATGCAACAACAGCAACAACAGTCTCAACAAGAAATTGAGAAGATGAAGATTGATGCAGTTGCAGCTGAGAAAGAGAAAGATAGACAAAGAGATATTCTAGTTGCAGAAATTAGAGCTGCTGGATATGGTTCTATGGCAGATGTAAATAAGAATGAAATATCAGACTACAGAGATGCTATGGCTGAGATTAGACAATCTGAGCAATATAGAGAGCAAACTGATTTAGAAAGAATGAAAGAATCAAACAAACAATCTATTCAGAATACAAAGACAGATATTGAAAGACAAAAATTAGATGCTCAAAGAGAGATAGCTGATACACAATTACAGATAGCTAGAGAGAATAAAAACAGGTTTGATAAATCATCTTCAAATAAAGGAAATAAGGAATAGCTATATAATGCCAAAAAAGAATAGCATTAAATAAATTTTAGAAGTTTATTAAAAAGAATTTCTGTATATTATATTAAATAACCAACATAAAACCAACAGATGGAAAATTTAAATGAAGCAGCAGAGACTTTAGATTCTACAAAGGTAGAACAGGTTGATGTAAATTTGGATGAGCTTTTTGGAGCTCCGGGAGCAGAAAGCGTGATGCTTCCAACAGAAGGGGAACAAGAGGAGGACAAAAAGAAAACAGTTTTATCAGGTGAACAAACTGTTGATTTATCGTTCATTGACAAGTCTGAGAATACTTCAACTCCTGAAGAGAAAGCTGAAGTAGCTGAAACAATTGCTGAACTTGATAATCTTATTAGTCAAGAAGAAGAGACTGGTAATAAGGGAAGACCTAAAATTGACAAGTCAGGTTTAGCAGAGTTAGCAGTTAAGATGATTGAGGAAGGTACACTTATTCCTTTTGATGATGACAAACCATTAGAAGAATATACTACAAAAGACTTCCGTGAATTATTTGAAGCTAACTTCCAGGAGAGAGAAAACAAGATTAGAGAGAACACACCAAAAGAATTCTTTAATGCTTTACCAGAAGAGTTAAAGATTGCTGCTAAGTATGTAGCTGATGGTGGACAAGATCTTAAAGGTTTGTTTAGAACTCTTGCCCATGTAGAAGAAGTTATTGAACTAGATGCTGAAAATGAGAATCATCAAGAGGAGATAGTTAGAAAATATCTTTATGCTACAGGTTTTGCAGATGGAAATCCAGAAGAAATTGAAGATGAAATCAATGACTGGAAAGATGTAGATAAATTATCTCAAAAAGCAAAACAGTTTAAGCCGAAGTTAGATAGAATGCAAGAAGAGATTGTTGCAAGAGAATTGGCTCAACAAGAAGCAAGAAAAGAACAACAAGAAAAACAAGCTAGGTTATATACAGATAGTGTTTATAACACTCTTGTTGCAGGTGAGATAAGTGGATTAAAACTTGATAAGAAAGTACAGAGTCTTCTATACTCAGGATTAGTACAACCTAACTATCCATCAGTATCAGGAAGACCAACTAACTTACTTGGACATCTACTTGAGAAGTATCAGTTTGTAGAACCAAGACATGATCTTATTGCAGAAGCACTATGGTTACTTGCAGATCCTGATGGATACAAGAACAAAGTAAGAGATCAAGGTTCAAGAAAAGCTGTAGAAGATACTGTAAGAAAACTTAAAACAGAAGAACAGAGAAAGATTACATCTTCTACTAACACACAACAAGAAGAAGGAAGATCTAAGAAGGCACCTCAAAGAACTATTTCCAGACAACAGAATAATATATTTAAACGCTTTTAACTAGTAACTAATAAATAAACAAATAAACAATGGCAACTCCAGTTTTAAACAATGGTATATTCCTGCGTGATACTGCATACAATGCTACATCACACGTGGATTCTTACCACTTAACAAACATGTTGAAGGATGCAGAACCTATGGATCTTGGACCAGTAGACCTTTGGGCTATGGCACAGAAAGTAGAAATGCCCCTTTATCAGATGTCCTCATTTGGAGGAAAGAATGTAATCATGGTAGACAATGCTCGTGGAGAGTATAAGTGGCAGACTCCTGTCTCTATTGATCTACCATATATCATTGAAGACATTGAGCCTCTTAATGAGTTCAAAGGTGTAGATGGTACTACTTTCAAAATCAAGATTAACAAACGTGAGTTTGGTCACGGAGATATCTTGACTTATGACAAGTACAATGGTGTAGAGATGTATGTTACTCAAGAAGACATTCTTCCTGTAGGTGACGGATTCATCTATACTGTTCAACTTGTTAACAATGACAACTACAAGTTCTTAGAGAACAGGTATCTTGCTAATGGTACTAAAGTATTCCGTAAAGGTTCTGCTAGAGGTGAATATGGTGAAAGATTTTCTGACATCATCACTAATGCAGGATTCCGTGAATTCTATAACTATGTAGGTGGTGCTGAAGCTCACGTTCACTATTCAATCTCTTCTCGTGCAGATTTGATGATTAAAGGTGGAATGAATGCAGATGGTACTGTACCTGTTACTGAAATCTGGAGAACATTTGACAAGGGTCTTGATCCATCAATTGCATCTCTTGAGGACATGGTAAAAGTTATGGGTAAAGATTCTGTAAAGAAAGCTTTTGATAACGGTAACCTTTCACGTACATTCTTGACCAATATGGAAGCAGCTCACTTGAGCAAAATTGCTTCTGACATTGAGACTTACTTGATGTGGGGACAAGGAGGACGAGTTAAGCAAGATGGTCCAGATGATATCAGATTGTCAGTGGGTCTTTGGAAGCAGTTGGATAACTCATTCAAAAGAGTATACAACAAGAATAACTTTACACTTGATTTGTTCCGTGGAGAAATCTACAACTTCTTCAATGGTAAGGTTGAGTTCCAAGGTCCAGATCCAAAGAGATCACTAGTAGTACAAACTGGTATGGGTGGTATGCGTATGGTTAATGAAGCTATCAAGAGAGAAGCTATCTCTTCTGGTCTTCTTATCCAGGCTGCTGATATCGGTGCTATCACTGGTAAAGGTATGGACTTGAACTTTGGATTTGCATACACTTCATATGTTATCCCATTCTTGGCTAACGTGAAGTTTGTATTGAACCCTGCATTTGACAACGTTCATACTAATGATATTGAGAACCCAATCATTGATGGATTCCCATTGTCTTCTTACTCATTCATTATCTTTGATATCACTGATAACACTAATGACAACATCTTCTTGTTGAAACTTTCTTGGGATAACCAATTGAAGTGGTGGTATCAAAATGGTACAATGGATTATATGGGTAGAACACAAGGATTCCAGTCTTCTGGACAATTCAATGGGTACCGTGTAATGATGTCTCAAACAATGCCAGCTATCTGGGTTAAGGATCCTACTAAGGTTCTTAAGATTGTTATGAGAAACCCAATTACCGGTGGATCATTCTAATATATAAACCAAGAGATGGGGGAGACTAAACACCTCCCCCTTTTCTTATTAAAATTTTTAACCAACAAATAATAAAACCAACAAACAAAATGGAAAGTACAAATTTTACAATGGTTCAGACTAGTGAGAATAGAAAGACTCCTATATCTATTAAACCATATTTTGACAAATCAGTATCAAACATGGGATTAGAAATATATAATCTTTCCCTATTTGACGGTGTTAAACACAGTGAGCAATTAGCTTGCATTGAAAGAAATGGAGTAGTTCAGTATCTTACTGGATTAAATGAATTTGCTCCTGAGATTAAACTATTACCAGAAGAAGAAAGAGTAGCTAGAGTAAAAGAAATCAGAAGAGCTATTGCTGAATTAGAAAAAGAGTTAGCAGCTAATGTTCTTGATATAGAAGATACTCACTTCTGGAACAATGTGAAATTACTTAAACCAGATAATGCTGAGTTTTGGAATAAGATATCTATATCTTGTGGCAATGAACCAGTATACTTAGATCCTAAAGATCCATTTGATAGAATTAAACTTTATGCAATTGAAGCAGGAGGTTTCTCAATTGTAGCAAAAAATTATGATGAAGCTAGATCAAAAGCTGTTCCACCAAAATTCTATCTTGATAAAGAACAAGAAACTGCAGTTGTTAAAACAGAATACAAGAAGCTTAAAAACAAAGCACTTTCTGAACTTCAAAAACTATTTGATAAGAATAGCACAAAACTTTTCTACATTGCTAAAGCAGTAGACTTAGCTAGTGTACAGTATAAGAAACATACACCAAATGATATTATCTATGATAACATGGATAGACATATCAATGGTGAAGGTACTGAAGGTAATAAAGAAAGAGCAGCACAAGGCTTCTTAGATGCAGCTGCTATGGATATGGAAACATTAAAAGTTAAGGCAATTGTAAAAGATTCCATATTTTTTAAGTATATTATTAATAAGACTGATGGACACATCTATCATGTAAAAACAAATACAATGATGGGTAGGAACATAAGTGAAGTTATTGAGTACTTGAAGAACCCACTAAATGAGGATATTCTTAAAGATCTTAATAACAAGATTGAAAAATTGTGGAACTCTTAATTTATATATAAAATGGCAACAACAAAATCACCTTACAAGATAGCATCTAAAACTTTATCTAGTGGGATTAGTAAAGTTAATTCAGTAGCTGCGGTTAATAAGAAAAAAATAGATGCTGCAAAAAAGAAAGCAGCGGAAGAAGCTGCCAGGAAGAAAGCTGCAGCAGCTGAGGCAGCAAGAAAAAAAGCAGCAATTGCTAAACAAAAAGCATTAGTAACAGCAGCTAAAGAAAAAGCAGCACAGACAGCAGCTAAAGTAAAAGCATCTTCTGAACCAATTAAGATGAGTATTAAACCATCTTCAGGAATGACTGTTTCCGCATCACCTAAACCTAGTGTTGAAAGTACAGTCAATACTTTAGGTAAAGTTGGTGAAATGCAAAAGAAACTTAATCAAGCTTCTATGTCTAACATGCAAGAAGGTAGCGCATCTATGAAAAGAGGTGGTGCAATGAAAAAGATGAAGTATGGTGGATCTAGCAAACGTCTTATGAAGACAGGAGGAATGACAAATCCTAATTCTGCTGTATCTGTACTAAAAGCTGCAGGTTCTAAAGGTGTTGCGTCTGGTGTTAATCCAAAAGCTTCATCTTCTAAAGTAGCTGGTAGCAAAGGATCTGGTAGAGTAAATACTCCTCCTTCAAAAGCTGTACCTACTGCAAAGAGAGGAGGTATGGTTAAAAAGAAAAGATAATATGAAAAGAATAATTAAATCTACAAAAGACTTCATGAGAATGACTAAGGTTATTTCTCAGTATAATACTTTTAGGAACACTATTAAAAATTTTATATCTTCCCCTAAAGAAGAAGTAAAAGAAGAAGAAGTTCCTGCTGAGGTTGTGGTTGAAGAAACAGTAGTTATAGAAGAACCTGTAGTTACTGAAGTAGAACAACCTGTAGAAGTTGTAGTAGAAAAGAAAGTATCAAAACCTAGAGCACCTAGAAAAAAGGTAGTAAAAGAAGTTACTGAAGAACCAGTAGCTAAGAAAGCTCCAAGGAAAAGAAAAAAGAAAGATGCCTAAAGACGCGTGTTATCATAGTGTAAAAGCAAGGTATGCAGTATTCCCCTCAGCAAGAGCTTCTCAGGCTATTGCTAAGTGTAGGAAGAAATCTGGAACTGTTAGAAAAACAGAGAAGGGTACTGAGCTTAAAAGGTGGCAAGCAGAAAAGTGGCAAGATACAAAATCAGGAAAACCTTGTGGGGCAGGTGGTAAAAATGAATACTGCCGCCCCACTAAAAGGGTTTCTAGTAAAACACCAAAAACCAAGTATGAACTAACTCCTTCTAAACTAGCTGCTAAGAAAGCTGAGAAATCTAGAGTAGGTATGGGAAGAAGAGTTAAAAAAGTATAGTTATGGCAATAAGAAAAACAACAACAACAACTAGAAAAGCTCCAGCTAAGAAATCATCTTCTTCAGTTGGTGTTTCTATTATGGGAGGTAGTAAAGCAGAAATGAGAAAGTGGGAAGTAGAATCTGCTATGTCTACATTAAAGAGAGCAGCAGAGATTCAGAAGAATGCTAAGCTCATGGCTGATGTAAAAAAGATGGCTACTGAACAAGCAAGGATGTTTACCAATCTTGCTAATGGTAAAATGAAGTAATCATGGCACGTAGTAGAGCACAGCAAGCAGCAATAGCTATCTCAATGAAGAAAGCTGGTAAGAAACCTAAGATGGCTAAAGGTGGCTCTACACCTGCATGGACAAGAAAAGAAGGTAAGAGTCCTACAGGTGGACTTAATGCTAAAGGAGTAGCAAGTTATAGAGCAGCTAATCCAGGTTCTAAACTACAGACTGCTGTAACTACTAAACCTTCTAAGCTTAAGCCTGGAAGTAAAGATGCTAAAAGACGTAAAAGCTTTTGTGCTAGAATGTCAGGTATGCCAGGACCTATGAAAGATGAAAAAGGAAGACCAACAAGAAAAGCTCTTTCATTAAGAAAGTGGAATTGTTAATTTATATATAGTCATGAAAAAATTAGGATGTGCTAAATGCGGGGGCTCCATGAAAAAAGGAGGACCTGTTAAGATGAAAAAGATGGCAGAGGGTGGTACTGCTAAAAGAAATATATCTAAACCAGGTGCTGGATTTGCAGCTGCTACTATAGGTAGTAATCAACCTGTAAATGTTTTTGGTATTCCTAATGCAGGTCAAACAGGACCTAATAGAAGAGTTACTACTGAGACCATGCAGAAAGGTGGAAGCTTTGCACCAAACCGTGCAGTGCAATCTTCTTGCAGAAATGGTATGGTAAGAGATGAGAATGGTAGATGTGTTATGATGCGTACAATGCAGAAAGGAGGTGCATCACTACCTGACTTTAGTAAGGATGGTAAGATTACTCAGAAAGATGTTCTTATGGGTAGAGGAGTTATTCCTAAAGCTAAGAAAGGTGGTAACTGGATTAAAGGTGCAATTAAAAAACCTGGTGCTTTAAGAGAAGCTCTTGGAGTAAAAAAAGGTGAGACAATTCCTAAAGGTAAATTGAAAGCTGCTGCAGCAAAAGGAGGTAAGATTGGTCAAAGAGCAAGACTTGCTATCACACTTGGTAAAATGCGTAAAGGATAAGATTATGAAAAAGACAAACAAACCTAGTAATCCACTTAAGTTCTTTAATGATAATAGAGCCATGGCTTATAAAAAAGCTGGTGGTGCTATGAAAGATTTTAAGAGCTCTTTACGAAAAGCACAAAGTGGAACAACTGTAGATTCTGAACCAGTTCCTCCAACTCCTTCTACAAGTACCTCTACACCAGCTGCAAATACCTCAACTACTCCTGCTGCTCCAAATTTTTCTACAATGAGCAATAAACAATTTAAGCAGTATAAAAAAGGTGTAAAACGAGAGAAGAAAATTGAAAATATCAAGAGTGGTAAACAAACTGAAAGAGTTGATAATATTATCAAAGCAGTTGGTTCTGGAGCAGATGCTATTTCAAATGTAGCAGGAGCTGTTAAAGCTACTAGAGAATCTATTGCTCCTAGAAAAAGAGGCGGTGCTATCAAAAGTAGACCTATTGCTAAAAGAGGAGGCTCAATTAAATCTAGAAAAAAGTAACAAATGCTCAATAGTACAATTACCATAAAGATTAAACAGAGACTCAATAAATTAGATTCTCAAGACTATGACAACATTGAATGTTGGCAGGTAGTTGAGTCTTTTAATAAAGCTCAAGTAGAATGGGCTAGAAGACAGCTTCATGGTATTAACATTGTTAAAGAAGGTGATGAGCAATCTACTAGAAGGATTGATGATCTTCAAGTATTACTTAATACACAGAATCTACCTATTGCTGATGAAGAGTACTATTACTCAGGACCTGTTCCTGATAATTATCTTCAGTGGAAAAGAGTAGACACCTTTGCAAACAAAGACTGTTGTGATAAAAGACGCATGGTAGTTTACTTAGCAGAAGAAGCTAACTTAAACAATCTTTTAAGAGATGAGGGTAAGAAACCTAGCTTTGAATGGGCAGAGACTTTTGCTACTCTAAAAGATAATAGAGTTAATGTCTATACAAATGGAGACTTTGAAATTGAGTCAGCTTCTCTTACATATTATAGACAACCTGTTAAAATACAAGTTCAAGGATGTGTAGATCCATATACCGGGGTTGAAACACTAACAGAAGTACAGTGTGAGTTTAAAGATGATATAATAGAATTAATAATTGATGAAGCAGCAAGTATTCTAGGTGGTGATATTGAATCAGGTAATCAATTCTCTAGAGGTACAGAAACTGCAGAACGTAACAACTAATAACAATGGAGACAAAATCAAGGATGCTAAAAAGAAATCCAGAACCTGTTAAAACAATTACAAGACCTGTAGAACCTGTTAAAGCTCAACCTGCTAAAGATACAGGAGTTGGTGGTAGTTCATTAGACAAGATGACTTCATCATGTGCTACTGAAATGATGAATGCTGCAGTAAGCTTTCACAAACTTCATTTAAAAGTTACTGGACCTGGATCATATGCAGCTCATAAAGCACTTAATGATTTGTATGATGCTTTACCTGGACATGCCGATTCACTTATAGAAGGATACCAAGGAGCAGCTGAAAAGATTCTATCTTATACTGAGATGGTACCAAGAACATTAGATGATGTTGGTGATGCACTAAACTACTTAAGAGATCTTATAGCTATGGTTACAAAACTGCAAGGTCAGATGCCTTATTCAGAGATTGTAAATAGCTTAGATACAGCAAAAGATACTTTCAACTCTGCTAAGTACAAATTATTATTCTTGAAATAGTTTGGAATTTTAAACAGGATTCCTTATATTATATAGTGTATATATTTATTAATTAAAACAAAAAACAATGGCTTATTTTAATCATGCTTTTAGAAAGTCATTTTTAGCTACAGGTTTAGATAACAACAATCTAAACATTACGCTATTAGATGGCTCTGTTCTATCAGTAGACACAGATGGTGGTTTTTTAACTACAGCTGGAGTTCCTACTTATGGATTGAATCTAATTTCACAAGAGGTTGAAGCTGGTGCTTCTCCTTATGTTAGTGGTTACATTGGATTATTTAATCCTCAAACTAACCTATCAGTATTTGAACCAACTGGTTGTTGTCCTTTGTATCTTGCTGGTTCAGCAATTTACTCTAATGACAAAATTGGTAAGTTCCACGGAGGTTACCAAGAGACTAACAAGTCTAAAGTAATCAATCCACGTTACGTATCTAGATTCTACTCTGTAGCTCCATGTGAGCCTCAGAATGAAGTAGTACACGTAGGTTCTACTTACTTTACTGCAGGTGGTGGTGCTTTAACCACAGGTGCAATTGCTGGTGTTAACACAGGGTATACTACTGGTATTACAACTGTAACTGGTGGTACAGGAGATGGAATGGTAGTTCAATTTACTGCTGCTGCTGGTGCAGTAACAGTAATTAATGCAATTCTTAATCCTGGTAAAGGATATACAGCAGGTGATGTTGTAACACTTGTAGGTGGTGGTAATAATGCTACTGTAGTTGTTTCTACAGTTACCGCTGCTGCTGGTGGTGCTAACTGTTGTAAAGAGTTTTTGTGTGGTGAAAACTACCACTTACGTCTTGACATTAAAGGTTCTCCTGCACTACGCTTCTTAGATCACAATGCATACTATACTGCTGATGCATACACTGGTTGTTGTCCTGAAGGATCAATTGCTCCTACTCCAGTTGACTCAACTCTTGTAATGATTCAGTGGGCTACTGCAATCTTGAGATCTCCAATTGTATCTCCTTTTGTACAAGTAGTAGTACAAGATCAAGAAGGTGTACTTTGGTACGCTCCAGGTACTTCTGCTGCTTTCTTAGCTGCTAACGGAGGTGACACTTGGGATAACTATGTATCTCCAGGATATATTGAGAATGCATGTGCTGGTTTAATCTTTAATGGTGCTTATGTAGATACTCGTTTTGGAGATTGTACTTTCCAAATCTCTGACTTCTATGAAAAAGAGCCTGTAAGAATCTACATCTCTGAGATGGATCTTAATGGTGACCCATGTACATTTGATGGAATTTGTGTATATCATGAGTGTGAAGGTCTTCAAGTTCAAGGTCTTGGTGAAACAGTTTTACGTGATATGATTCTTTCTGAGTCTTACAGACAAAACTTCTTTGCTACTGACTTCAGGATTAGAGAGATTACTCAAGGAAACCAGATTGTTGCTTCTATTGATCGTACTGCTTTGTACTGGAGATATTACTTGCAACACAGCATTCCACGTCACAATAACCCTACTGGTACTTTTGATTCTGATCAGTATTTGTTAGAGATCTATTCATTTGACAGATTGACTGCATTTGAAAATGATACAGCTGCTTGGTTAGATGGATGTGGTGTTTGTGAAATAAATGTTGGTGACGATGAGTACACTTGTTTGACTCAGTGTGATGTTCCGATTAACTTCCCAGTTATCCCGGCTATCACTCCATCATTGAACTAATAAAACAACAACTTAAGAAAAGGGAGAGTGGGAGTTAATCTCTCCTCTCCTTTTCTTTTTTATATTATTTCTTATGGCAAATCATGTCTTAAGTCTAGAAGTACCTACAGTAATGAATCCTTGTATAATGTCTATACATGATACAAGTGTTTATTCTGATATAGTACCAATTACATGTGAGACCCTTAATGTAACTGTACCTGGATTCCAGTACTCAAATCAGTTTGATGTTGCTGCAGGATTTACAAAGATTATTACAGCATGTGATTTACAAATACAAGCTGGTGGTTGTGGAGAAACATATGCTAATATACCAGACGGTATTTATATTATAAAATACAGTGTGTCTCCAAATGATCTAGTATATGTAGAGTACAATCATTTAAGAATTACTCAAGCTTTAGTGAGGTATAATAAAGCTTTGTGTAAATTAGATCTTGCAGCATGTGATCCTACAGTTGCTGTAAGAGAAAAACTAGAAAAACTTAGAATGATAAAGTCATATCTTGATGCGGCTAAAGCAAAAGTAGAGTACTGCTTAGAGCCTCAGAAAGGAATGAGTTTATATAACTATGCACTCAGACTTCTTGATAAGCTTGATTGCAAAACATGTTAAACAAATAAAACCAACAAATCATGGCAAAATGTGGAAATTGTGGGAAAGCATTATCCTGCGGATGTCAAAAAAGAAAAGCTTCTAATGGAGCTGCTGTATGTAGTAATTGTATAAAGAGTTATGAGCTAACCCTTGTAAACAAAACAGTAAAACCATTAGAAACAAATATTGAAAAAAATACAAATAAGCTGAGCACTCCTCCTTCTTGGAAGAAAGTGTATCAGAGTAGACAAGTAAAGTAAGATGGCAGCAGCATTCTATTTAAGATTTACTAGTTGTATTCCTGGGACATCTCTTTCAGGATTTACGACAAACATAAATCCTAATATACAACCTGGTTCAATAATTACTTTTATTGACCCTGCTGCACCATTACCTGTAACTGTATTTGGTTGTTACACAGTAGAACTTATTATTGTACTTGATGGAACACCTCCTGATTATACTGTAAACTGGACTACACAAGAATTCTTTTCAGTAATTGATTGTCCTACATGTATTGACTTAGTAAGATACATTAGACAATATAAGTTTACTGCATGCTGTGATCCAGAAGACATAGTATACTTCAGAGCAAAAGATCTTATAACAGATGGTACTTATATCTACTACGGTTTAGATCCTACTATAGGATTAATAAATCATCATTGCTATCAAGTAGAAGAAGTAGAGATTACAGACTATGCAGAGTTTTATAATCTAAATCCTATATCATTAACTGATATAGAAACTGAAGATTGTGAAAGTCAAACTTGTCAAAATGCATGTGACTCATGTTTCATGCTTGAAGACTGTGAAGGTTTACAAGATCCTATCTATACAACTTCTGCTCAGTTCTTACAATATGCTGATACAGGTCAATCAATCATTGTAAATGGATATACTAACTGTTGGACAGTAACAACTACAACTACAAATTGTGATTGTTCTATATCTTTAATACCTGTACTTGTTTATAAAGATTGTATATCATGTACTGATCCTAAAGGATACAAACTTACAAGTTGTGCAGATCCTGAGCATATAATTTATTCTACTAATGATTTAGATCAGTATGTAGGTAAAATAGTTAAAACTGATTGTGGTACTTGTTGGTCAGTTGAAGCTATTGATATAGCACCACCAGATGTACAACCAGTTGTTATTGTAGGTTCTTATGATAACTGTAGAGAATGTACAGCAGTAACTTATAAACTTATAGACTGTACTGGAACAGCAGACCCTATATATACTACTACAGATTTATCAGATTATTTAACTAATATAATTACTCTTAAGTACTGTCCTAATATTTGTTGGAGAATAGTGCTTTCTGAAGATGAGAATGTAAATCCTGGAGATGTCTACTTAGATTCAGTCTATGAAGATTGTCCTGAGTGTTATCAAGCAGTTTATCCTATTACTTGTCAGACTGCAACTAATACAGGAGACACACCAGTTTCATTAACTTATTATGATGCAAATGGTATTCGTCAAATAATAACTCTTCAAGCAGGAGTAACAACAGATAAAGCATGTTTACTTCTCTTCTTACCTAATGCTGCTGTTACTATAACAAGTTATGGTGATTGTATTGATGGTCAATGTCCTCCGCTAGATTTAGGTCCTAGAAGAAAAGTAAAACCAGGATATAATACTAAAGCTTGTACTGCAGATTACTATGAAGAAGTAATGTGTAATTACTCAGAGTGGATGTATAGAGATGTACTAGAAAGAAGATATGGTATATCTAACTGTTGTCCTGATGAATTAATGAAATGGGAAATAAGAAAAGAAATGTTAGAACTAGATGTACTAATCAATCCTGATTATACATGTTTACCTGCACCTGATTGTGGATGCTGCAATCCGGTACAACTAACACCTAGGTCTTGCGGGTCTTAATATTATTTAGTATATTATAATATATTGTATATAGCATGAAGCCTTTAAATTTAGATCATTCTCCTTGTAATCCAATATCATCTAACTGTGTGATATGGCAAGGACCAGATATTCCATGTATTAAACTTTGTAAGGGTGATACTATATCTGATGTAGTATTCAAACTTGCTACTGAGTTATGTACTATAATGGATACTCTCAAAGTAACAAGTTATGATCTAGCGTGTTTCAATCTTGCAGAGTGTGCACCAAATACATTTCAAGAACTTATTCAGTTTTTAATTACCAGAATCTGTGCTCTTGAGAATATTGATCCAACTACAGTAGTTACTACAACAACATCAACCACAGGAACTAGATCACCTGCAGTAAGTAATTATCTTCTTACAGCAGCACCGTGTTTTGGTGGAGGAACTGTTACTCTAATAGAGTATGTAGATCTAATTGCAAATAGAGTATGTAGTATTGTAGATGATATTGCTCAGTTAAACATTGATATCTCTTCATTAGATATTAGAGTATCTGCATTAGAAGCTGCGGTACCTCCTGTATATACTACACCTACATTTACATTATCTTGTGCTATAGGGACAACTCCTCCTTTAGCAGCAGGAACAACTCAGGCCATCAATACAGTACTTGAGAAGTTTATAAATGAAGAGTGGTGTCCAATGAAAACTGCATTGGGTACACCAGCTGATATATCAGCAGCAATTGCAACACAGTGTGTAGCCGGAACAGATTTAGCATTAGCTGTGCAGTATACTTCTCCAGGAACAATTATGCAAGTAGCATATCCTACATATGTTGCTGCTCCTGTTTCTCTTGCTGACTTTATTAATAATACTTGGCTTGCATTATGTGACCTTAGAGATAGAGTTGAAAACTGGGAGAAAGAATCAGTTGTAGCTGCTGGTAATAATGTTACAGTATCTTCATCTACAGTAGCTAATATTACTACATATACTGTAAACGGATTAAGCACTGTAGTAACTGGAGCAGATGATATTGTTGTTACTCCATCGGGACCAGTAGCAGGTGTAACTACATATACAATTTCAAGACCTAAAGAAATCTTTTATCAAGAAGCATCAGGATTAGTAAATGTACTATTAGATCCAGTTGCTGATCCAACTATATATCATTTCCCCACAGGATATAATACACTCACATATTTAAATTCTACAGGTTCATCTAAAACATACACAGTACATGTAAGTTACATTGGTGTTGTTGGATTTAACGATGTTGTAAATTCTGCATCTTTTTATAATCAATTGGATGGAGCAATCATTACAACAGCATTTGCTATAGATACAATTGCATATGAAAGTATTGGTGCTAGAGTGGCAATGTCAGGATCTTTATTTGACGGTCCTAATGCGACAGATACTGTTAACTTTTTAAGTACTGAAACAGTGGTTACTACTCCAGGAATTAATCCAGTGGAATTTAGATTTATAGATGGTAGTGCAACAAGGCATGTATCATTTTTTAAGCTAATAACATTAAATGACGGAGAGTCAGTAAGTCTTAAATTTAGAAGTGCGGATAGTGTAAATAATGCATATATAACTCAAGCACAAATACTAGTACAAGAAATTTAATAAATGAATCATGGCAAATTGTAAAACCTGTGGGTGTGGTAATAATATAGATTGCGGATGTAAAGATTCTTATCTTACAACTCCACCACCATGTCCTACTCCAGTAGACTGTCCAGAGGCACAACCTTGTTCAGAAGTATTTGATTCTCAGTGTATCATATACTCAGCTACAGATATTACATGTAATCAAGATACTATAGTAAATCAAGATGATACTGTACAGACAGCATTACAAAATATTGCAGATTACTTTTGCCAAGAAGTAAATGCAAGAACAAGTAAGTATTCTACTTTACAAACATTAGTAACTGAGACACCAACAACAATTACACACAACTTAAATACTACAAATATTGTAGTTTCAGTTACATCAAATTCAACATTACCATATACAGCATATGTACATGGTACTGATTATAACTATACAGTTGATACTAGTAATACTATCTCAGTAACCCTAGTTACAGGAGCTACAGTGAACATTACAGTTATTGGCTAAAGATGTCGCAGTTTGTTGGTTTCTGTGACTAACAAAAAACCCTGGGTGCTACCTCTGCCCAGGGTTTGTATTTTCTGTATATTTGCTATAGTAGATAATTTTTTGTATATTAAATAGTATATAATGAATAAGAAATATAATAAGCCAGATATTAAAGGACCTAGATTTAGACAGCCTGGTTATAATGTTATTAATAGTGATTTCTTTAAACAATTAAAACTGAAATATCCAAAGTACAAAGACGTAAGTGATTCAGATATAAGAAATATAATTAAGAAATTCAACGAGTTACTTTGGGATACCGTTGTAGAATACAGAGATGGTGTTGAATTTCCTGAGAGTTTAGGTAGATTATTTATTGGGACATGTGAAAATGCTAAAAGTCAGAATATTGATTTTTCTAAATCGCATAAGTATGGAGTTACTGTTAATAATAAGAACTGGGATACAGACGGTAAGTTAGCTAAGATATTCTATACAAGTTTTGCTAATAAATATAAATTTCAGTTTAGAGAGTGTTGGGGATTTGTTGCATGTAGAAACTTCAAAAGAAAGGTAGCTAAAACATACCCGGAAAATTGGACTATGTATGTTGCAATTGACTCAACAAAAAAACTAAGAAAGATATACAATGCTTCTTATTTAAAAGAAGTAAGAGAAAGGAATGTAAAAGAAGAGCTCACTAAGTATAACGAGTTTGATTTATGACAACTGTAGCACAAGCAATATCAAGAGTTAGAGCAACTCTAAAAGCTGTTAAGGAAGATCCATTCTTGACTGATAGAAATATTTACTTTTCTATTGTTAAGTATGGTAAGACTCTTTTAAAGAGAGAAGATAACATGAACAAGCTTATGAGAATAAGCTCACTGTTTTCTGTACTTCCTTATATGGAGCTTATTGATGTTGATAAAGTAGAAGCAGGTTGTACAGGAGTTTACTCAGGATGTTATTTTAAAAGAACAAAAGAGAAACTACCTCAACTATTTGAAGGTATGTTTGGACCTATCTTAAGATCTGTATCTTCTATAGATTCAACTATAAGAATGTTTAGAACAGAACCTGCAACATATGTTTCTATAACTAGATCTACAAACTACAAGTATAATAACAAGATATACTTTTGGTATAGAGATGGTTATATTTATGTAGGTAATGTTGATTGGGATGCTATAAAAATAGAAGGAATATTTGAAGGAAACAAAGCTGACTTTTTATGTCCTGCTCCTGATAACGAATGTAAGACAAATCAAGACTTAGCTTTACCATTCCCAGAATATTTATTTTCTGAGATTGAGCAGTTTGTTATAAAAGATCTTACTACAGCATTACAAGTTCCTCCTAACGGACCAGATGATTCACAAAATGCACTTAGATAATGGACTTTAATTATACACTCAAATATAGAACATTTGATACTCTGCTTGAAGATATTCTAGTGGACTTTCAAAACTATGCATTAGAAAATATGATTGAGCCGCAGACTCTAATTAAAGTGGCAAGAAGATTGAACTATGACTTAGGTTTAAGAATAAACCAGCAGAAGGAAATAATACTTGAAATAGAACACGGAAAAGCTAAACTACCTGATGATTTCTACACTTTTAATTACGCTCTTATTTGTGGTGATTTTGCTGTTGATACTGGATATAACATAGGTGGTACTAATATACAAGAAGTACCATACAGAGAAGTACCTTCAACAGTTGATCAGTGTACAGCACCTACAGTAAACTGTTCTGTGTGTAACTCTCATCCATGCAATAATACTGCAGCATGTCAAGGTCAGGTACGTCCTCCTCAAAACTATTTACCTGGTGAGTATGATCCTAATAATCCATATGGAGATACTTGTATAAGACCGCGAGTATTCATGAACTGTAAGGGTGAGAATTATGAATTGATTCAAATACTAGGTACAGGTCAGAGAAGGACATACACTGTTCTCATTCCACTTAGAATGAAAGCTAGTCAGAATATAGATTGTGAATGTCCTAATCTATATTGGAATACTCCTAATGAGGGATGGATTAAAAATGGTTTTCTATATACTACATTTAACTGTGGTAAAGTATATCTTAATTACCAAGGTGCTTTAGAAGATGAAGATGGTAACTTAATGGTACCGGATCATGAACTTATAAATGATTATTATGAGTATGCTCTTAAAGCTAGATTGCTTGAGAACTTACTTATGAATGGAGAAGATGTATCTCAGAAAGTACAGTACATTGAAGCAAAATTAAGAGCTGCTAGAAATCAAGCACTTAATGTAGTTAACACTCCTAACTTTGCAGAAATGAAAAAACTCTGGTGGGCAAACAGAGTTGCAATGTATGGGAAGTATTACAATATGTTTAAGAGTTATCCAATTGACGCAAGGTACTATAGATACAATGCTGGAATGAGAGTTATCTGATATGGCAAAGCAACAACAAGATCTAAGTCAAGATAAGAGTAACACTTTTATAAAGGGTCTGAATAAAGACTCTGATCCTTCTTTTGTACAAGAAGGAATGTGGACTCATGCACGTAATGCAACTAATAATACTTTTGAGGGAGACTTAGGTACATTATCAAATGAGTCATCAAATAAGTTCTGTGTACTTACTGCACCTACTGTTACAAATGGATCTGCTTATATAATAGGTTCAGTACATCTTTATAGTGACAAGTGGATCCTATTTACAGCAATACACGGACCTGATCAAACATTACCATCTATCAATTCTGAGATAGGTTTATTTGAAGAAGGTCTGTGTAGATATAGACCTATTGTATTAGATCCTTGTTTAAACTTAAGTAAGTGGGATTTAATTACAGGTGCAGCTAGAGAGAAAGAAGATTGTACTTGGCAAGTATATTGGTCAGATGGATTAAACCCAGATAGATATCTAAATGTAGGTGATCCACAAACATGGCCTGCAGATAATTATGTGTGGCAAGGAGATAATACTTATGCTAATCCTGCAGGAGATGTTATTCAGTGGCCTGGTGTAACTTGGCAACAAATATGTACAGATTCATCAGGAACATCTCAGACATCTCCAGGAGTGTGGCCTACAGGTCATCCAGTAGAAGATTCATGTATAACTTGTGAGAATACAACAGATCTAGATTGTGATGCTTTAAGATTAGCTAGACTAATGAAGACTCCATGTATTCATGTATCTCCAGGTAAAGCAGGTGGTACATTACGTAATGGATCTTACATGGCTACTCTTGCTTATTCTATCAAGGGACAGAAAGTGACAGACTGGTTTTCATTAAGTAATGTACAACCAATATGGTTATTACCAGAACCTCAAGGTGCATTAGAGCTTGACATAGAAGCAGATAATGATAACTTTGATGAGTTTATATTAGTAATAGTTCAGAATATAAATCAAGGTGCTGTTGCAAAACAGATGGGTATATACTCTACTAGCACTACTAAAGTTTACATAGATCAGATTAAAGAAGATTTAATCTCTGTACCAATTGGTCAGCTACCTATTCAGACTCCTGTGTTTGAGAAGTCTGATATTATGCTAGAAGTAAATAACTATCTCTTAAGAGTAGGACCTACTTCAAGATTTGATTTTAACTATCAACCTCTAGCAAACCTAATAACAACTAACTGGGTATCAACAGAGTACCCTGCAGATTACTATATACAAGGTGGATACAAACCAAGTTACCTCAGAGATGAAGTTTATTCATTTTTTATACGTTGGGTATATAACACAGGTGATAAGTCATCAGCATATCATATTCCAGGAAGAAAAGCTATAGAATATAGGATACCTCAAACAGGACAATTCTTATTTGAAGATCAAGTATTAAATAACTTTGATTCAATCTTTGCTCCAGAAAAAGTATTTGAAGTATATAATACTGCTACCGGATCCCCTGTTCCACCAGAAGTTCTTGACGATGGTGGAGTAATAATAGGTAGAGGTCCTATGGCATACTGGGAATCATCAGAAAACTATCCTGATAATAAACCTGAAGTATGGAATGCATCAGAGCATTGTTGGACAGGAAAACAAAATGATCCAGATCTTTCATGGGATTTATGTGGTAAACCAATTAGACATCACAAGTTTCCAGAAAATATTATATATAGTCCTAACGGTGTAGAAATAAATGTGACACAGCATTTCTATTCTAGCTTTGGTTTAAATGAAAATCCTAATAAGATAAGACTTTTAGGAATAGAGTTTAATAATATAATCTTACCAAAGGATAATCAAGGTAATGATATTCCTGGAATAGTAGGTTATGAAATCTTAAGAGGATCTAGAGAAGGTAATAAGTCTATCATTGCTAAAGGAATGATAAATAACTTAAGACCTTATAATCTTAAGGTAGATCAGATTAACCCAGCACAACCATTAAAAGGATTGTATCCTAATCACCCTTTTAATACTATTACAACTCTTGATCCTGCTAGTGGTGGAAATCTTAACCCTGGAACAAATGGTATTAATGATCCATATATAAAGGCAACAGATGATGATGATGATGAGATTAATTATACTCTCAATGACATGCCTAGGAATATTACTACGTTCCATTCCCCTGATACAAATTTTAGAACACCATTCTTATCTGCTACAGAATTAAAACTGTATGGATTTTTAAGGGGTAGCTCTGAGCAATATTTTATTGAACCTAATGAGCATCCACAACATAAGATGCTAAAAGATCTTACAGTACTTGCTGTATTCTTAGGAGGTTTAGTTGAGGGTCTAGTTAGTTTAATTGGAAAAAGAACTATCAATTCTCCTAAAGGAGGATTTCAAAGTTTTATTATTAACCCTTTAGTACAAGGATCCAACCTTGTAGTACCAGGTTTACCACCATTTTTTATTCCTTCTTATCCAGGAGTAGACATTACTAATGCTCAACAAGCTTTATTTAATACTGCTAATACTGCTTATGAAACATCACTAGATGGGTATTTTTCAAATATCATAACAACTGTAGGTGATGCCTTTACAGGAGGTAACGGTCTCAATGCTATTGTTAATGGTGCTACATCAACAATGTTAAATATAGGTGGGTATAAAGAAGCAACTTATTTCTCTACTGAGATGGGTGCAACTGGATATCTTGGTGTAGCAGGAGCTGTGGGTAACTTCTTGTATTACTTTTCAGAAGGAGCTGATCTTACACTTAGAGCAATATATGCTTTAGTACCATATAGACAATATGCTTTACAGATGTTAGGTCATGGTTTCTATAGAAGATTCTTTGCTCATGATTTAAATCAAAGAAGAAGATTTGTAATTGAAGAAAGTTTCTATCTAAGAGATACTATCCAAGAGTTACCCCCATATGTAAATGGAGCAGTAGTTGATAAGTATAGAGTAAATAATCTTAAAAGACAAAACTCTGTCATACTAAGAACATCTAATGCTGCTGGTCAGAATGGTGGTCCGCACTTTATTCTTTCTCAAGGTAATAGAGATGAGAGTCTTGTCACAATAGGTACAGCAAAGGATAACCTAGGTAATGTAGGATTTAGTCAAAGAGATAAAATAAAACCATTCCGTGCTACTATATCAAGTCACTATGCTGGATTAAAGCTTAGAATAGTAAATCAGTATGGTCAGCTTGATTCAATCAAACAAATACCTGTAACACCTTGTGAGCAAAAGTTATCTAGCAGACCTTCTGGAGATAATTATCCTGCACCTAATAATACAGGTATACAGTGTTCATATGAGAATCCTGATGGCTCTTCAACATTTTATATACTTGAGCAAAAGAAGATTGCTAAGACACCTACATTCTTTGGAGGAGATACATATGTAAATAGATATACAGAAAAGAATGTAATGCTCTTTTTCTATGACTGGTTATTTGGACAACCAGATGGAACTGAGTTTAACTACTTTACTAGACAATTAATACCTGAACCAAGATTCTGGATTAACCCTGAGAAGTATGATATAAGTAATTTAGTACCTACTTCTTTTGGATCAGGTGTACCAGGAACAGGACCATTGCCAAGTTCTTATTATCAATTAGATAATAACTCTTACAACTATGCTTCTGATCAAAATGGTTTTTCAAACTTTGGTCCAAACTTCTCACAAAAAGATTCATACTTTTATCTAGCTACTTGTGTAGTAAGAGACTTCTTTGTAGAAAGTGATATTATAGTTGATTTTAGAATAGATGGGTTAGAGCCATTCCAAAAGTCTTACAACCCTTATACCTATACTGATTTACAAACTATGTTTAATATAAACCCTGATACAATAGAGAGGGGTAACTATTATGCATATGATTACTCATTAGCAATATCAAAACTATTTACTCAGTATTTCTCACAGGGTAATTTACAATCTAGATACTATGACCCAGAAGTATCCAAGTTATGTTATACTTATTATCCTGATAGAATAATATATTCTTTACCTCAACAAGATGAATCAGCAAAAGACTCTTGGTTCGTATATCTAGTAAATAACTATAAGGAGTTTAAAGATCAGATTTCTGGAGTAAAAAACTTTGCTAAGACTGGTATCTTTATTACATTCAAGAATTCTAGTCCTCTAGCATTCCAGGGAGTAGATCAGTTACAAACAGACTTTGGTACAAAGATTACTATAGGTGATGGAGGATTGTTTGCTCAAACACCACAGAGTATTGTAATAGCAGATAAACCATTTGAGTATGGATCTTCTCAAGATTCTAGAAGTGTTATATCTACTCCTGCAGGTCTTTTCTATGTATCTCAGAATCAAGGTAAAATATTTGCTTATGCTCAAGGTTTAACAGAGATATCTCAGTCAGGTATGAAGTGGTGGTTTAATAACTTCTTACCATTTAAACTATTAGAAGATTTCCCTGAGTACCCTCACATAGATAATCCGGTAGCAGGTATTGGTTGTCAATCAAGTTATGATAATGAAAACTCAGTATTGTACTTTACTAAGAAAGATTACAAGCTAAGAGATGATATGAAGGGTACATTGTCTTACGACAGAAGACAAAATAAATTCTTTACTATAAACTCTTTAGGACAAGTAACAAAGACTTTTGTAGATTTAGGTAACCCATTATATTTTGAAGATGCTTCATGGACAATTAGTTATGATCCAAAAACTAGATTCTGGATTTCATTTCATGATTGGCACCCAAGTCTTTTTATACCTACTAAGAATACATTCTGTACCACGGTATTTAATCAAGTGTGGAAACACAATGCAAACTGTGATGACTTCTGTAACTTCTATGGAGTTAATTACCCATTTGAGATTGAGTTTCCTTTTATAACTGGTCAGACTGTTACTACAACAAGATCAATGGAGTACATCTTGGAGTGCTATAGAAGAGCAAGATATAATTGTGTTGATCAGTTTCATGTGTTAGATTATAACTTTGATCAAGCTGTAGTATTTAATTCTGAACAAGTATCTGGATATCTTAATCTAAATCTGTTCCCTAAGAATAATGTTACACTCAGTCTTGACTATCCACAAGTAAACTTAAATGATATTGATATACTATTCTCTAAAGAAGAAAATAAATATAGATTCAATCAGTTTTGGGATATAACAAAAGATAGAGGTGAGTTCCCAGTTGGTTCAGATTATCCTCCAACTGGTCCTGTAATTCCAGGGTCAACTATTCTAGATGGTCCGTATGAAGAACAGAACATTTGGATAACAGCACCTAATGGGTATAGTAAAATACTAAATCCTAATAATCTTGATTATCAAAAACCTGAGTTACAAAGAAAAAGATTCAGACACTATCTTAACTTTTTAAACTTAAGTAGGACAATATCAGGTGATACAAACATGATTGTCAAGATAATGAATGTTAAGAACACATATTCACCAAGATAATGGGATTTAATAAGAAAGCACTTTCTAAAGCTACAGCAAACTTAGATGCTAGAAAAGCTCAAAGTAAGCCTAGAGATATTATCTATGACCCAGCAGGTCAATGGAAACATCCTGGACAACCTACAAGAATACCAGGAGGTGATATAACAATGAGAGATGTACCTTATCCAGTGATGGCATATCCTAATGTAGGACAACCACAGATGATGTACCCAGAGCAAAATTATAACTTTCCAAATGCTGACTATGTAGATGAGTATCCACAAATGAAGAAAGGTGGTCTTAAAAAATACTCTAGAGATATAACTGCTACTAATAGATTATTTACAAAGAATCCATTTCTTAAAAAGAAGAAGTCTAAGAAAAGAAAAATCTTTGATCCTAATTCCGCATATTATAAAAATGGTGGTGACTTTAGTGATGATATAAATAAACGCAGACAAGTTTTACGTGACTGGACTTATGGAGAATCTATAGGTATGTTACAAGAACAAGATGGTGGACCTTTTAAAACTAAACTATCTCCTGAAGAAGAATCAGGTTTTCAAAAGTTTTATCAGACTCTACCAGATAATCTAAGAGAGGATGATCCATCTTATGACATAAGAGGTTATTGGGATGCTGAAGGTAGACCTGAAGGTTTTAATTATGATCAACCAAAAGAAGAAGATGGGTACTATCACGCATACAGCATTAATCCTAATACTGGTGAGTATTTAAAATCTCCTTGGCATGAAACATTTCAACATGCTGTAGATGAAGATAGAAGGATTGGTTGGAGACCTGTCACTAATGTACAAGGAAGAAATATTGCTATAGAGAATGAATCTATTGCATCACCAGAAGCACAATCCTTTTTAAGAAATACAGAAGGTCCTGTTAATGATTATATAGAAACAGAACTTACTCCAGAAGAAATAGAAGTATACAGAGAAGGTGGATATGTAGTAGAGGAAGTAGATAAGTTTCAAAAGGGTGGAACTAAGACTCATAAATCAAAAGATGGTACTGTAACTAATACAATACAAAACCCAGACGGTACACAAACAATACAAGTTAAAACTAAGGACGGTAAGTATTTTGAAAAGACTACACCTGTAAATTATGAAAAGCAATTAGATAAGTTAAAAACAGAGTATAGGGATCAACAAGACTATAATAAATTATTAAACTATGCTGGAGTACTTGCTTACCCTGCTTCATTAGCATCAAGCTATGCAGATACCCAAAAAGGAAATTATGGTGATGCGCTTCTAGGATTAGTTCCTTTTGTTGGACCAAGATCTAGATTAGTAAATAATGCTGCTAAAGCAACTCTTGAAGCTGGTACTAATGCTGGTTTATCTTATATTAAAGCACTAAGTAATGCAAATAAGATTAAAAAAGTAGTTCCGATAAGCACAGGAGCTACTCAAATTAATGATGTGATAAAACAAGATGGTGGTCCTATAGACTTAGAACTAACACCTGAAGAGATAGAATGGTATAAGTCTCAAGGGTATGAAGTAGAGGAATTAGATTAAACTTAACAGGTTTACTAAAGAAGTTAAAATTTATTATATTTAGTATATAGCGCGCTAATATGAAAAAAAGAGTTAGACTTTATAAAGCTCAGATGGGTGGTTTCCAAGCTGCACAAGAAGTTGCTGCTGCTCAAAATCAAGTACAGATAACAGATGATCAGTTGATGGAAGCTGTAGTAGATTTGATGAGCAAAGGTGA